TTCCCCTCTCTATCGTTCCTGGGGTTTTCTCAAACTGCGTGTAATAGGCTTCCCGGATACGTTCTAATTTCTGTTCGATGCTCTTCTCTTCCGCAGTGAGTTTTTCGTACATCACGATAATGGCGGGTGGTTCGTTCTCGGCATAAAGCGCCTGAATATCCTTGATTGCTTTGACTGCCGGAATATCGGCGCCGAGCAGACTGACTGCCTTCAGCACCCAGGGGTATTTCTTACCGCCGATTTCATAATTGGAGTAAATCTCCGGGCTGATTTTCTTATAACCGCCTGCCTTGATGATTTCCCCGACCTTTTTCGGCACTTTGCTCAGGGTGGCAATCAGCTTATCGCCGACCATCTTCAACGCACTTACCCAGCCGACCGCCGGGAAGCCGTCATTCTGCGCCAGTTTTTGTCCTTCGTCATGTCCGAGCTTAGCGGGCGGTTCGTAATTCAGTTTCTCGTTGGCGGTGAGCTCATCGAAAGCATCCACGATTGCCTTCAGGTCATCTTTCTTGAACTCAACCGTCTTCGGGGAGGCATCCCACTTCCCGACTGCCAGGATTTCCACGTTATCGATATCGACTGTTTCAAGCGTCTTTTCTTTGCCCATAGATTCCTCCAGTTTTGTCCAGTTGCCGTCTTTGTCCTGTTTGTAGGATTTCTTAACTGCCGCCCATGCCTGTGCAATCGCCGAGGCTTCCTTTTCGCCTTTAGCTAATAACTCGTTGATAACCGCCAGGGCGATTTTCTTAGCAGCATCTGGTAGATTCTTAAATGTCTCGGGTAATTCGGAAATCGTTTTGTATGGCATTATGGATTCCTCCGCTCTGATTTATTGATATAGACCAGCAAACACCGACACCGCGTCCTGCCGTCGCAATCCGGATTCCCTCGAGCATATTTGTTGGTGCGCTCATCGTTGTAATCCCATTCCTGACCGTCCAGCCTCGAGCAGACTTCACAGGTGTTATCATCCAGCAACGCCGAATACTGCACACTGGCAATATCGCCCTGGTGCTTATCCGCTTCCGAACTGCGCCCGAAACCGAATGCCTCGGCGATGCTGTACTGAGCCGTGCTCAAGAGTTCTTTATCGGAGAGGTCGGTCATGACCTTAGTGAGCGCCACTTTATCGAGCACGCCCTGACGGATTTGATTCAGCGCCTCGAAAGTTACCGCCGCCTTGAGCTTAGTAGCCAGTAGATTGACGTTTGCCTTAGCCCGGGTTTTAAGAAATTCAATAATGAGTGCTATTTCATCCGGGGCAAGGGGAAGCGGCTCTGCCATTTTGTTATGTGATTGTGCGGCAAGCTCCGCCTTCACCTGCTCCCGCCCGTATTTATAAAGTTCCAGAAGCGTCTCTTCGATTGCTTTCGCCATATCCGCCCGGAACGGCACATCGATGTCCTCAAGCTTCGACATATCCCGCTTTTCGATGATGCGTGACACCACGTCGACGAGCTTTTCAATCTGGCGTCTCTGGACATCCCCGGCGGCTTTGATGATGTCCTGCTCGGCTTTAGAGAGACGGTCATCGATTTCACCGAACTGGACGGCTTTCTCCGCCATGGTGAGTTCACGCCGGTATTTCTTCTCGCCTGTAGTGAATATTCGCTTCTCTGCGGTCTGCGTCGGCTCCTCTTCGGGCTTCGGTGGCAATTCCAGCATGTCACGCAGGTTATTCTCAATGTCCTCGCCAGGCGTCAATCCACCGGAGGTCAATAACGCCACAATGGCATCGGCATATTCTTTCATATTGCGGGTTTCCAGTTTGCCCGCCGCCAGCTTGGGGTATGCCTGCACATTCGGATAGTTATAATCTACCCACTGTGGAATCGCATAGGCATTCATCGTGTCCTGGATATTTACTGCCACAGCTTTGAGCGCCATCAAAAAGAAGCTGGACTTGTCCTTAGAAAGCGCCCAGCTCCCCCGGTCGCCGGCGCCCAGGTCGATGAAGTCTGCTAATACACTCTCGGCGATTTTCTTATCGTGATGCTGGATGGACGGCATGATGTCCTTAATCGTTCCGGATAAGCCTTTGACCTCGAAGGTATAGCCCTCGGCGGTGCGGACAAACCCTTGCTCTTGAGCATAAAGTCGCTGTCCGATTTCATCTAGTTTGTCCTTCTCTTCTTTCGAGGCATTACTCGGAGTCGTGAAATGCGGGATGCCCAGCGCATGCCTTTCTGCCGCGATGCCGTCGATGCGGTAGAGGTTATCTTTGTAGTACCAATGTTTATATGCGGTTCTTAATATCGATATCCCCTCGAAGTTGCTGCCCTCTTTTTCGTTGGTAAAAACTAATAGTTTTTCTGCCGGAATGGGGATAATTTCGTACTTCCCGCCTTTCCAGGTCGCCTGCTTAATCCCCTTCAATCCGCCGTTCTCATCGAGATCCCACTGGTAAAGAGTCGACGGCAGACGAGGGGCAAGCTTCTGGTACCGCACCTGCCCGTCCCGGATATCCCAGACCTTCTCGAAGATACTAAAACCGAACGGGAGCATCAGCAGAACGTGATGCAGAAATGAATCCCAGGTAATACTCATGCCGAAAAGATTGTCCTCGAGGGCTTGAGCAATCTCCTTATCCTTGTCGTCATCACTCGCCGGCTCTACGGACCATGTCACCGCCCGGAGGGGTAACTCACAATACTTGAGGGTAGACGCCACTCTTGCATCGGAGCGGCGCATCTTATCATAGATAGCGATGCCTTTAGAACCTCTCAAGTCGGTATTGTACTCATTCTCGGAAAGATTGCCACCGAAAAGAGAAGTACCGGTACCGCCGATTTCCCCTTCTGGGGGCTTTGCTTTTTCAGCGAACTTAATCTCTAAATTTCCTATCTTCAAAATTGTCTCCCTCGTATCCCGCTGAACTCGGGGCGCCTGGTGATTTTTGGAACGTCTACGGTTGCCGGCTCCCCGGCGTTGAACAACTCCGTTAGCGACCAGACCAGAGCATCTAATCTATCCGGGCTTTTATCGCCCGGGACCCATTCGCACATCTGGTCCTCCAGGTCGGAAAAGAAACCCACATGATGGACTTTCTGCTGTTCGTAGAGAGCGCTAATCGGTTCAGCCCGGGTATATTTCCCGCGGCTGGCATGGATGCGCTTGACGGGGACTTTTGAATCAACCGACCTGATGGTATATTCGACCATCTCCCCGCCGTTGTTGTCCTCGGCGATGACGATATCGGCTTTATGTTTGTAATAAGCGGTGATAACGGCGCTGGCCCAGCCACTCGGCGATGCCCTGATAGAGAGGTCATCGAGCACATATCCCTGCAGTTTGCCTTCCTGCATTGTGATTCCCGCCACGATGATACCGGTCTCCGCGGAGTTTTCGCCGCTCGTTGCTTCCGGGTCGACGCCTACGACAACACGACTGCAGGGCGGGTTTTGCCTGACTCTCAGGTCATCAATCGATTGCCTTTGCCATAATGCATCTGGATTATCCTCGAGGATTTCCCCGCGGAGTTCCTGCCGTCCGAGTCGAGTGCCTTCGTATCTGCCAAATATGCGACCGATAAAAGAAGGTGATAGATTTGCTTGATTTTCATAACTGGTGCCCCGGGTCACAACCGCGGAGGGGTCTTTCACCAGCGCTTTAATAATGGGAATAGGGCGCGGCGTAGTGGATACAATCACCTGCGGTTTTTCGCCTACCCTCATGCCGAATTCCAAATTATCCCAGGTGTCCTCCGGATAGCGGTATTTGCTGAGTTCATCCACCCAGGCCTTGGCATGTTGAGGACCGCGCAGCTGGTCGGGTTCGTCTCCCGAATAAATAATCCCGATGACACCATTGGGCCAGGTCAACCGGCGTTTTGATGGTTCGTATTCGGGCTTGAACCAGGGCGGCGATATCCGGAGTATCGATGAATCTCCGACCTCAACCATGGTATCCCGCACATCGGCCTTGGTCTGACCCACCAGGGCAATCGGAGTGTGTCCTTGTTTTGCCCATAGACAGACATTCTCGGCGCCGGTGCGGGTTTTCCCAAAGCCACGTCCGGTCAGTAAAAGCCATAGAAACCAATCACCCGGCGGTAATATTTGGCTCGGACGTCCCCAGAATTCCCAGTCATAAAGGAGTGCCAGGGCTTCCTGTTTTGACAGGTTGTTGATCGCCTTCTTTCTCTCCGTCTCTGGCAGCCTGGATATTGAGTAAGCTAAGGAGTTTTCCCTTTGCATCGATATTCACCTCTACCGGACCGCCACCCTGCCCGGTGTGTTCCACCCTGTCTGCATACCCCAGCAGATTTTTTGATAGCCAGATTTGCATGGTGGTATCGGGAGTTATGCCCGGCATTTTCAGGATAGGGCGACTCTTATCGTCTCTGACTATCTTTCCGGTCTCGGAGTCGATGAGGAATTCCGCCTCTTGCCCCTGTGCTTTTCGCCACATCAACCGGCGGAGAGAAACTTTGCCGCGTAATTTCCCGCGCTGGTAAGCCTCTTTGAAATCAGGATTGCGCTTGCGGTTGTTGATCGTCGTCGAAGTGCATTTGAAGACGGCGGCCAGCTCGTCATCGGTACATTGCATAGCGCATAGGTCTTCTAAGAGCTGGATGTCGATGGAGATACGCTTACCGCGCTTGTTTTCCGATGTTTTCTTTGGCATAGTTTATTTCCTGAGAAATACTTGTACTGAGCGAAGCGAATGTATTTAGTAGCGGGTGCAGAAGTCGAATCTACTCCCCCTGCTTATGGGGCAGGTGACTTAGCCGCTTGTCCTACCCGCGTTAATTGTGCAACCCGGGAGCAAGGAGTAACCCCCGGGTTGGAAAGGAGGAGGAATGGCACACCCGCTCCTGTCCTGAGCCTTGCCGAAGGGCTTGCCGAAGGAGCGAGCGGAACTGTCAGATTTTGTCAGGTTCCGGACAAAAAGAAAGGCGGGTTTTACCCGCCTCAATTCGGCTACCAGACATAGTACTATAGCTGTTTTTAATATACTACTGATTGTGGCGGTTGTCAAGCGGTGGTGAAAAAGTCAACTTTTACCTACGGGTTTAGAACGGGAATAGCTCTTCCATTCCGAGTATGACATCGCCTTTCTTCTCCACCCGCTCACATAGTTCAGCGCCTTCCAACTGGTAGGACTTAATTCCATCTCTAACCTGACTTCGTACTCCAGCAACTTCCCTTCAATCCCACACCTGCGCAGGCGGGCGTCTATCTCCGCCGCCAGCATTTCCGCATTACGAGCTGGTATCCTGATTGACTGACTCCTGATGGCGGGGTCAGTGTAACCGCTACCTCTTGGTTCAGGCGACCACTTCCCCTCACGGATTGATTCACAGTTTGCTAGGTACCAGAGGACTTGAGGACGGCAATAAACTATTGCTCTGGGTGGATACCATAGAGCGTCAGGATACTTGCAATCTCTCTTACAGTTGGAGCAGTCGCTCATTCTTTCTTCTCGCCCTCACAAGACTTAAAATGCTTCAAGAAATCCGCCGCCGCAACCCACCGCTTGCACTTCCCGCATTCCGCCTTCCCCTTCTGACAGGTATTGATGTGCTGTTCGATGAAGGCTTCAGAGATGAGATGCTTACACTTACCACACCGCAAGAATAATGGACGGCTGGGAGTGTCGTGCCGGATAGTACCACCAGTTAAAGCTCTCTGGATGTCCTTGGCTCTGCTCATCGCTTCTTCATCACCGCCTTCTTTAGTTCATCAAGCTCCCTGGTATATCCACATTGCAGACAGTGGACTTCAAACTTCCTGTTATCGATGTCGAAGTAGAGATTACCGTTACATCGTGGGCATCTTTCTTTCAGGAACGGCAGGCGGTAAATCTCCACTACCACTTACACCGCATCAGGTACAGTGGGTATTTCTGGTTCAGGTGTTGGCACTCCTGCATATGGCTCTGCCTAAAAAATAGACTGATAGATATCCGCAACAAGATGCACCAGTCCACCAATACCAAAAGCTAAAGCTATGGATAAAATTAAACTCCACTTTGAAAAGGATACGGGCAAGGTGGTAAATATCAGGCGCAACACCACCCAAGCCAGCAGACAGGATAACAAGAAGTGGCAAACCTCTGAGTAAAGACCTGTGAGCCATATATTCACTTGTCCTCCAATAGTTTTATTATCTGGGTATATCTCCAGACCCACATCTGGTTAAACTCAATACTCCCTGTGTTGATTGTTAGGGGTATCTTGCCGTCAACTACTCTCTGGTGTGTCCCCCTGCACTCATACAGATAGTCCAGAGCCCTTAAGGTGTCAATATCTACCGTTCTGGGGACGGCTAATCCCATAAAGAGACCAGCCAGGAATACCAGAACCAGCAGGATGATGACAAGGCGTAGTTTCATCTTACGGTTGCGTCCCTTGTATCCACTGCCAAACACCTGGCTGACCACTCCACCCGCATACAACCGGAGCTAGTCGGGTAACTCTAACCTTGATTCCCGTAGTGTCAGTTAGTTCAACCTCATTCAAGTCAGGATGTTCCCTTAGAAATTCATACGCCCTTTTCAATAACGTTTCCATGTTAATCCTCCAATAACTTAATTTTTCGTTTCAGGTCAGCTTCGATGGCTTCTATTTCATCGGGGGTGTATTTAATCAATTCCTTTTCCCGCTCACATAATGCCTCAAAGCGCTTCTTACCCAGTATCTTTCTGAAAAACTCCTGCTTTTCTTCGGGGTGGCGGTCTAAATCAAAGTGGCAATGGGTACAAAGAGCAGTGGCGTTATCTCTGTACCACCGTGTAGACTTCCTCCCTCTTGAGAAGTAGTGGGCGCAATGAAGTCCCTGTGTCAGCCCGAAGTATTTTTTACACTTCTTGCAATACCCGCCTTCCAGGAGTCTTATAAACTTGCTAAAAAGCGTATCGGTCTTATCTCTTTTCACATTCTCTCCAATTCAGGCTGATAATCTTGGTTTCATATTCATCGCTGATAGTAATTTCTTGAGTGCGGAATTACTCCATCTGCTCGGTTTCTTCTGCTTCTCAAGTGCTATGATACAGGCTAGCTTTTC